CTTCGATCCTCAAGACGTTCTTGCTCTAGCTGCAATTGCTGAGCCAGGTACAGATAAGGAGATTGTATGCGGAGCTTATCCTAAGAAAGCTATTGCATGGGAAAAGATTAAGAAAGCTGTGGACAAGGGATTTGCAGATCAAGATCCTTCCGTACTAGAAAGATATGTAGGGGATTACGTATTCAATCCTGCAGACGGCTCTGGCCAAATGAAACTCAATGAGCCTGCTGAAGTACTCGAAGGTGGTACTGGATTCATGATGATTCAGCGTAGTGCATTCGAAAAGTACGCAGAGGCATATCCTGAATTCTCTTACAAGCCTGACCATGTACGTACTGAGTCGTTTGATGGTTCACGGGAGATAATGGCTTACTTCGATTGTGTTATTGATCCCGACTCTAAGCGATACTTATCTGAGGACTATATGTTCTGCCAATGGGCTCGTAAGGCTGGTATTAAAGTATGGCTATGCCCTTGGATGAAGCTGACGCATATGGGTTCATATATGTTTGGAGGAAGCCTTGCTGATCTCGCACAAGTTGGAGCTAGCGCTACAGTTGGTGCAGACTTCCAGAAGGCAGCAGCACCAGCTAAGAAGAAAAGTAAGAAGCGCAAGTAGAGAGTAATTATATTATGAAATTGACACAAGATGCATATCAAGTAATGAAGAACCTTTCGACAATTAACCTGTCGTTATATGTCTTCCCTGGTAATAAGCTAAAGACGGTGTCTGAAAATAAGACAGTCATCGCTGAAGTGGAACTACAAGACTCCTTTTCTAAGGAGTTCGGAATATACGACCTCAATCAGTTCCTTGGAGTCGTATCGTTATTCGATAATCCTGATCTAGAGTTTGACACTACCCACCTAGTAATCAATGGAGACAATGGGGCGAGGAGCAACTACTTCTACGCTGACAGAAATACATTTCGTATTGTCCCTACCCTAGATAAGTTTAGTCTACCAGATGAGTATATCAAATTTAGCTTATCAGACAAAATCATTAAAGGTGTAATGCAGGCCGCTAGTGTTCTTCAACTACCCGAGATAGCAATTGTAGGGGATGGAGAGAACATTAGCATCAAAGCAATCCATAGTGGCAACAAGACGACGAATACGTTCAGCTACAATGTTGGAGAAACATCAAAGACCTTTACTGTATTGTTCAAGACAGAAAACCTCAAGATGATGATGGGATCTTATGAGGTAACGTTGAGTAAGCAAAAGATTGCTCAGTTTAAATCAACTAGTCGAGATCTCAACCTCGTATATACAATAGTGAGCCAGGCTACATCATCGTACGAAGACTAAATTGAGATTTATATTATGAGTGAATTTTTATTTGTAGAGAAATATCGACCCAAGACAATAAGTGAATGTGTCTTACCTCAATGTACTAAAAAAGTCTTTCAAGAGTTTGTCGACCAGGGAAACATTCCTAATCTACTTTTGTCGGGAGGTCCTGGTGTAGGTAAAACTACTGTAGCCAGGGCTATGCTCGAGGAAGTAGGATCAGACTACATCGTAATCAATGGTAGTATGAATGGAAACATTGATACACTCCGTAACGAAATAATGCAGTTTGCTTCAACCGTATCCTTCACTGGGGGTCGCAAGTATGTTATCCTCGATGAAGCCGACTACCTCAATGCTAACTCCACTCAGCCAGCTCTTCGTAACTTCATGGAAGAGTTCAGTAACAACTGTGGATTTATTTTAACGTGCAACTTCAAGAATAGAATAATCGAGCCTTTGCACTCGCGATGCTCTGTTGTAGAATTCAATATCACCAAGGAAGATAAAGTTGCCGCAGCGACCGACTTCTTTAACAGGTGCCAATATATATTAACACAAGAATCTATTGAGTTTGATAAGAAGGTTCTTTCCTGTGTCATCACAACGCACTTTCCAGACTGGCGTCGAGTCATAAACGAATTGCAGAGGTATGGTGCAACAGGACGAATAGATACTGGTATACTGGTGAACAGTGGCGAGTCGTCTATCAAAGAGTTGATGCAACACTTAAAAGGCAAATCTTTCACAGAGATGCGTAAGTGGGTGGCCCAGAATAGTGATGTTGACACTGCCTCATTATTTCGTCGATTGTACGATATGTCAGCTCAATATCTCAAGCCGCAATCTGTACCACAGCTAGTAGTGCTACTTGCCGACTATCAATACAAATCTGCATTCGTGGCTGACCATGAGATAAACATTGTCGCTTGCTTCACAGAGATTATGACTGACTGTGAGTTTGTATAATGGCTTCTATCAAACCATTTGACTTTCTCAATGAAATAAATTATGGTAAGAAGAACATAATTGCTGAGTCAGAAAACCCAGAAGCAGCAGAAAAGTTCTATACACCATTCGTAGTTAATAAAGGGTTGTCGTACTTTGTAGACACGGCTCTCTTAGCTAACGAAGTGAACCAACGCCACGAGGCCGACCACAAGCTCCAATTTGAATTTTTGCTAAATAGTATTCGTAAAAGGAAAAGATTTAGTAAGTGGTTCAAGAAAGAGCAGGATGACTGCATAGATATCATAATGAATTATTATGGATATAGTCATGAGAAGGCAGAGCAAGTACTGCCCCTATTCAATGAGCATGAGCTAAAGATTATAAAAGATAAGATGTTTATAGGTGGAAGCGATGGCTATTGATCTGGGATCTATTGTTGAAATTAAAATAAAAGAGCAAGATGACTTTCTTAAAATCAGAGAGACCCTAACTCGAATTGGTATAGCCTCAAGAAAAGATATGACCTTGTATCAATCTTGTCATATTCTACATAAACAAGGTCGTTACTACATCGTCCACTTCAAAGAGCTATTTGCGCTTGATGGTAAGCCCACTAACTTCGACGAAGGTGATCTTTCACGAAGAAACACAATTACAAACCTACTGGCTGAATGGGGTCTCGTGGAGATTGTCGATCCAGCGAAGACAAAAGAGCCAGTAGCATCTTTGAGTCAAATCAAAGTTATATCATATGGATCCAAGAGTGAATGGACTCTTGTAGCCAAATATAATATTGGTAGAAAGCTGTAAAGTTTTTATAAATACTGATAGAGATGCGGAATGGTCCGGTCTCGTTTTTTAAACCTTGCTTAATAGTAGGAGGTCTTCATGACTAATCTAATGCTCCCCCGTGCCTCGTTTGTAGGCTTCGATCGATTATTTGATCAGCTCGAAAGAGCAACCCAACACCAAAGTAACCCTTACCCTCCGCACAACATCATCAGACTTACAGAGACGAGTTATACCATCGAAATGGCTGTGGCTGGGTTCTCTATGTCCGATATCGATATCGAGGTAGAGAGGCGCTCTCTGAAGGTCTCAGGCGCGATGACATCGCGCGACCGCGAGTATGTCCATAAAGGTATTTCTGAGAAGAAGTTTAATCGTACCTTTAATCTTGCCGATCATGTAGAAGTTACCAGTGCCACTCTTGAGAACGGAATCCTCAGCCTCAACCTTGAGATTGTGGTTCCGGAAGAACTTAAACCTCGCAAGATATCTATCAACGACAAATCACCCCCACCTGAGTTTCTAACCGAAGAAGACAATTGTAGCTGTTGACTTTGACTGAGTAACGCAATATAATAAGAGGGTCCTTCGGGGCTCTCTTTTCATTTATGGACTTTATTATGGCTAATGTAAAATTATTAAGAATGATATCTGGTGAAGATGTCGTATGTACTATGGTGGCTGAAGAAAACGAAACTATCACAATCAAAGATGCTATTGTGGCTGTCCCAACAGGGCAGGGTCAAATTGGATTTGCTCCTTGGTCACCCATCATCAGTAAAGATGAATCTGAAATGACAATCTCTAATAAGTTTGTCATCTATGTTGCAGAGCCAGAATCCTCTGTTGTCGAACAGTACAATACGATGTATGGTAATGTTATCGCTCCTAAGAAGCAATCGATAATCGTATAATGTCAACATTCTATACAAGTGTGGATCGAAACGGACCTCATATACTATTCAGGGGTTATAAGAACGGTAAGCGTATTCAAGAGAAGGTTCCATACAAGCCCACATTCTATCTACCATCGTCTGAACCTACAGAGTTTAAAACTTTGGACGGTCGATACATGGGACCAATTAATCCTGGTAACATGAAAGACTGCATGAAGTTTATGAAGGACTATGAGGATGTGGACAACTTTGAGATATGTGGC